TAACCGCAGGGATGGAGCAAGAATCCACGGGGATGTTACTCAGACCTTACAGGCATTTTGTGGTACAGGCGGTGGTAACACGCCTATGGTTAACACATCAATGGCCGTTCGCAGATTAACCCCGGTGGAGTGTGAGCGCCTACAGGGATTCCCAGACAACTACACCAATATTCCTTGGAGAAAAAAGGAAGAGTCACCTGACGGGCCAAGGTACAAAGCATTGGGAAACAGTATGGCCGTTCCATGTATGCAATGGATAGGTCAACAAATAAAATCCGTTGAAGAGGTTCTTCAATGGAACAAGTAAATTTACGCCCATATCAAAAGATAGCCATAGCTGATGTGCGCCAATGTTTTGGCGATGGCATGAAGCGAGTCATGGTCTATTCACCAACTGGTTCTGGCAAAGGGGAAATAGCTGTAGCTCTGGCTCAGTTTGCATCACTCAGAAACAAAAGATGCCTATTCCTTGTTCACAGAAAAGATCTAGTAAAACAACAATGGGAACGGTTCCAGAAGTACGGAATGGTTACCGGTATTTTGCAGGGCAAAAACACATGGAAACCTCATTCGCCTATTACCGTAGGATCTATTCAGACTCTAGCAAGCCGTAAGAAATTTGGGTGGGAGTTCGATTTTGATATGGTCATTGTAGATGAGGCCCATCTATGTGCAGGATCTAAACATTACATTGAGTTATTTAGGAGTTGGAGCAATGTTCCTATCATAGGATTGTCTGCTACCCCATTTAGCAAAGGGTTGGGCAAACAACACTCATGGGGCAAACTGTTTCAGCACATGACCATAGTTTCCACTATCCAGAAGCTTATAGATGATGGCTTTCTGGTTGACTGCGAAATATATGCACCTTCAGAGCCTGATCTTAGGGGCGTCAAGGTTGTGGCGGGCGACTATCATCAAAAGCAATTAGGTGATGCGGTAGACAAGCTTGAATTGATTGGTGACATTGTAAAGCACTGGTTTAAATTAGCAGAGCATCGCCAAACGATTGTATTTGCAACCAACATTAATCACTCAAAACATATCGTGGAACAATTTAAGGCTCAAGGCATTAACGCTGCCCATTGTGACTGCTATATGCCGGAAGGTGACCGCAACGACATGATTGATGCATTTAAGGAAGGGAAGATTCAGGTCCTATCTAACGTATCACTGTTTGCTGAAGGATTTGATGCCCCCGCTACATCCTGCATGATCCTGGCTAGGCCAACAAAAAGCTTGATCAGGTACATACAGATGGTCGGAAGGGTTTTGCGCCCGGCAGAAGGCAAAGGCAAGGCTTTAGTGCTAGATCATTCAGGCAGTGTGGCAAGATTGGGATTCCCTACCGATGATTTGCCATTGGAGTTAGATGATGGAAAACCAAACACGGCTGACAAAACAGAGAATAAACCTAAAGAACCTAAGATATGCCCCAAGTGCAAATACATTGGGAAGGTCAGGTTCCATAGCTGTCCGAAATGCGGTTTTACTCCGCCAAAGAAAGAAATTACGCCGGTTGAAGTTATTGAGGGAACGCTTGAAAAAATATCTAAGATCTCAGCCGAAAAGAAACAGGAAATATTTTCTGGACTTATCACTATTGCACATCATAGGGGTTACCAAGAAGGGTGGATCTCGCATAAGTACAAGTCCATAACTGGTGTTTGGCCTAAAGGCCTGCAAAGGGTGTCAGGCCCTGTACCTGACTATGTCCAGAAGAAAATACTAGCGGATCAAATTCGCTGGTCTAAACGGAGAAAATAATGATTACTTATCTTAAAGTTGTAGGAACTCTATTTGCCATTATGCTGATTGGATATGGAGTTTATTCGCAACCATCTACGGTGACCTTGTCTGATGACAAATGGGAGTGCGCTGTAGCCGTGCCAAAAGGAATAGAAACCGCTTGCACTAACTACAGGGTGAAATAATGAAAGCTATATTTATATCTTTATTCTGGATAGGAGTATCAGCCATTTCATGGCTTATGGCCGTCTTCACTATAGCCATTGTTTTAAAGTTAACTTGGATCATTGGCAATTACGGATGGAGTTTAATTTAATGCAATATGGCAAATGGACAGTAATCGATACTTATGATCGTTTCTGGAGCCTATGCCGATGCGAGTGCGGATCAGAAAAACTGGTTCGCACCGTGTCTTTGAAGAACGGAAGATCAAAGTCATGCGGATGTTACAAGAAAGAACTAATCTACAAAGCTTCAAAGGAAAGGCAGGCAAAGATAGATCCAAGCGAAATGCTTAGAGACAACGAAAATGGTTATAAGGGCGTTTTATACAATGGCACTTCCTTTGGCGTAAGGATGAGCGTATTTGGATTTGACACCGCAGAAGAAGCCCACGACATGTACATAAAGCTAAAGAAGGTAGCCTATGGAGACTAGCAAATACATTGCCGAATACAAACCACAATACAGATTGCAGTTTGAGGAGCCTGCTCCACTGGCCACAAGATGCATATTCCTGACCCCATATGGATCTGCGGTGATTGGAAACTGGTATTCAGGGTGCGGGTTCATCGCCTGGTCACCGCTACCCAAACTAACTGAAGAACAGCATGAAAAGATTAAGAGGTACTTAGATGACCCAGATGGAATTAGAAGAACTAGTATTGCAAGCACTGATACGCCATCCGGAGTGGAAATCTGTTGTAGACCCGAACCTATTCACGACATTTGATTACAAGAAGATTGCTGAAAACTTATCAAGCGACCTATTTTCTATCAGCCGTGACTCCAATTATCCTCTGTGGGCCATCATTGATATGTGGAGACAACCTGAGTGTGGTTATGAAACCTTCTTATTTAGAGTGGACAAGATGAAACAGTACTGGGAAGGACTTGACCTCATTAAGAAGCTTAATCATTACATTGATCGTATAGAAAAAGGCGAATCACCCAGAGATGTCAAGTACGAAATGATTTTCGGAGACAACAAATGAGAAGTGAATGCATAGCCTGTGAAAAAGTATTTAGATCAGTACCTGAGTTTGACAGACATAGAACGGGAGAGCATGGACCAGGGCGCAGATGCATGACCACAGAAGAAATGATAGGCAATGGATGGGAAGCATTAGGCACTGGAATGTGGAGATCGCCTCACGTTAAGAAGACGGCTGAAAGACTTAGCAATTACTTCAATGACAAAAGATGAGTTTCAGCAATACCTGATTGATAACAACCTGGAGGGTCACGGTGAATTTGTTAGAGCAATGATCAACGCCTTTGGACAAATTAAGTCTCTAGAGTTTACACATGAAGGCAAACAAATATGGCCACCAACGGAGAAGAAAGTGGAATCAAAGTTTAAATCAGTACCGCTGACAGATGAAATGAAAGTACTCGCCTCAATATTGGGGGGATTTAGAAGTTTGACTGCTAGAAACTGCGGAGTGGCCGATGCCAAGATAGGCCCACAATCTGGACTAGAGTCTGATATTGATGGAATCCTGGGCGAACTAGCGTTTTGCAAAATATTCAATGTATTCCCAGACATAGGATTAAAACCCCGATCTGGATCTGCTGATGCAGTCATGGACGGCAAGCGCATCGATGTTAAAACGACCAGACACCAAAACGGCAGATTATTGTCTACGCTAAAGGGAAATCCAGATGTAGATATCTATGTTTTGGCTGTCATTGATGATGCAAACATAGAGTTAAGAGGCTATGCGTTAACCGCCGATCTAATCAGGGAAGACAGGATAAAAGATATGGGTCACGGCAGAGGATATGCTATGGAGCAATCTGAGTTGAGGCAATTCAAATGAATAAACAGATATTCTTCCTTGTTCACAACACGGCCCGACACTTGGCTGCAGACATGGCTCTTAAAGCTCCTGATGGCACAGTAGTAGAGTTTAAAGATCCCACCAGAACACATATGCAGAACGCCTGCATGTGGCCCATATTAGAGGCGTTTTCCCGTCAAAGGCAGTGGGAAGTCAATGGGGAATTAAAATGGCTTACAAGAGACAATTGGAAGGATCTATTGTCAGCATCATTCAAGCGTGAATCATTGCAATTAGCCCAAGGGATTGATGGCGGAATGGTTGCGCTTGGAGTGCGGACAAGTATCATGGGAAAACGTGAGTTCTCGGAGTTCATAGACTATCTTAAAGCGGTGGCTGCGGAGATGGGAATTGAATTAGATCACGAGTACTAGTAATATGGATATGTGTGCGTAAGCCTCATGCCTTACCCTAAGTTGGCTTCTCCGTTAATTGGGGGCGCACACACCTAATGGAGATGTCAGTGACCCCAAAAGAATACATGGGTATAGTCGCTAAAATGCCATGTGCATTATGTGGCGACAGACCAGTTCAAGTGCATCATATTCGCAGTGGACAAGGATTAAGCCAGAGAGCATCTGACTTTCTAACCATACCTTTATGCCCTAGTTGTCATACAGGGCCATCAGGGGTTCATGGCGATAAAACAATGCTCAGGATAATGAAAAAAGAAGAGTTAGATCTTTTAGCCGAAACCATCAGGCTGTCGCATCAGATACGACATATGTCACATTTATGAGGTATAAGGCTAAAGCTGACGACAACCAACCAGAAATTGTTAATCATTTCAGGAACTTAGGATTTTCTGTGGCTCACACATACACGGTGGGCAAAGGAATGGTTGACATCGTTGTAGCAAAAAATGGCGTCAATGTCCTGGTAGAGATCAAAGATGGGTCCAAGCCACCATCAGCTAGAAAGCTTACGCCTGACGAACAGAAGTTCCATGATGAGTGGAAAGGATTAATACGCGTAGTCGAGACATTCGATGATGTAGTTGCTCTCGATAAATACATCAGTTTACTAATGACATAGGAGAAGACCATGACCGACAAAACAGAAGTACAGCAACAAGAGTTCCCGCCATATCCATTTGTTTTGTATCAAGCGCAGGCCATCAGAACCGCCAAAGAATTAGATGAAGGCGGTAATCTTATGCACGCTGCCCTAGGGTTGCAGGACGAAGTAGGTGAGTTCTCAAAGATCGTAAAGAGATCGTTTGTATATGACGCACCATTTGATGTAGAGAATGCTATCGAGGAATTGGGCGACATTCTATGGTTTGTCAGCCTGGCATGTCATGCGCTCAAGATCCCTATGGACTTACCCGCAGTAAGAAACATTGAAAAGCTATTTGCCAGATTCCCAGAAGCCTATAGCAATGAAGACGCAATAGCCAGAGCAGATAAGGGTGGGGAAGAAACTGAATCTTAAACGCTAACTAAAAATTAAAGGGGGAGGGGTCTTTTTTTTCTAGAAATGCCCCCAAATTTTTATAGGGGGGAGGGGTCGAGAATAATGGCGAGTAGCTCAGAGGCAGAGCAAGTGACTGTTAATCACTGGGTCGGGGGTTCGATCCCCTCCTCGCCAGCCATATAACGGAGAAGGTTATGAAAGTAAAAGAGTTGATGGAAGCTTTGTCCCAAATGGACCCTGAAGCTAATGTGTATACAGGCTCACCTCCCAACGGGTTGAGTGATGTATGGGAGGCATTTACAGCTTCAATAGTCAGAAACTATCATTGTAGCTATACAAGCGCTGACCATGAGCAATGGGAAAAAATACGAGAATGCGACAAAAAGCCGGGCAGAGTTTCAGCAGCCGAGGTTGGTGTTATTGTCCGGTAATTTCCAGAAAATCGCTGAAAATCGCTGAAAATGTGATGTTATAACATAACTTTTTGGCTTGCGTGATGTTATAACGTCACAATTGACTAGGGCGGATTCTGCAATTTGAACTTTTGGTATCGCTAGAAAGTACCTTTTTAATGCGATTCTAAGGCGATTGTAGGCACGATTAACGTATAAGGTATGACAGGATAGCGGGTTACAGGATTCTGTAGCGCTATGGGCTTTTAATCTAATCTTGTTAGGATTAATCGTGAGGCACAAAAAAGCCCGCATATAGCGGGCTTTAGTTTGTTTAAAATGCCTTGTCACAATATCGGGAAGTTCCCATTAGTCTTGCGGTTTACAGTATCAAGTATACAGGATTCAATGAACCGTGAGCGATTCTTAACGCCTTTAATCAGCGCGAATACTTTAGGACTAAAGGAAACCGAACAAACTACCACTTGATCCTTTACCGCTTTCTTAGGTCTACCTTGGGGATTTTTTTTCATACTACAGATTCCACCCTCTTGGAAAATGAACCGTGACCCCTGAATACAACAACGCTACCCCTAGAACCTATCGCACATAATTTGCAATCCCTACAAGTAGGCCTTTTATCGCTTGACTGATTCGGGCATGTTACAAACTGAATGCCATCATTTTTCCATGATTTTCGATTGTCGTTGTGCTTGGTATAGGTTACCGCGGGTATTCCATTTGCTCTGGCTTTCTTAACATCATCTAGGGAATCGCATGAAGCATTAATAGTTAAGCCATTAGAATTGGCCATTTGCAATGTTTCAATGTTTTCCTTGTTCAAGGGAAAATGAGAATAGGCAAGCATTGTCCTCTTGTTATTCGCGCGTGCCATTCTAGATATCTTCTCTCTATCTAATGTCGTTGCGTTAATTGATGGAAAATCTCCAACAACGCCAAAGCGCCAAATATTCGCATTGAGTTTATCAATCCATGTTATGAGGTCATCAAAGTCCTTGTCGTCATCTTTCGCCCAATGTAACGCGGTCATGCCTTGTTTACCGTAACACGCGTTATACAAACCACATGAAATGGGGCATGATTGACGAGTACCATATACGGCAGGCATATCGCCCGTTTTACGGTTTTTAGATAGATTGATTAATTTATACTTGTTCATTGTTGTTTCCTCTATTTTGTTTAAATTCCGGCACGCGCTAGTTCGTACTCTTGGACTTGTTCATTTATATGTTCATCAAAAGCCCCATCAATTCGATTCTGTACGGCTTTTCGTATGTCAATTCCGTTGTAGGCGTCAAGGATAAGCATTGAAATAATGTCATCGCCCAAAACATCAACAGGGTCAACATCATCAAGCCAAGCATCAAAAGCTTCATCTATATCTAGCTTTCTCATTTTTAATCCCTCTCATAATTTAGATTGGTTATTTCCTCTTGAATGTATTCACTAACCAATTCGACTAGCGAATCCCATTTTTCGCCCTCAAAATGAATACCCGCAAATCCGCCATCCGCTTGGCCTAGCCTATCCTGAATACTTGCAAACATATCATTCAGGACTTCATCTGCTAATAAATCGGCTTTCTTTTTATTCAATTTTTGCTCAAAACAAGCTCGATCTATCATTGGGAAGATATTGAAGTCGCCGTCCAATCCGTCATGGAATTGGTCAGCATTGCCGTAAAGGCATATAGAATCATTATCTATCCCTAAAACATGGCCGTTTTCTAACTCTACGAACGAAACCATACAACCACCGCCCGTTTGTTCATCCCATGAGCGTTTTACAAAATGTCCTAGGATTGATTGTTTAAAAATTACTTGTTCCATTGTTTTAACCCTCTTGATCTTCAATTTTTGGCATGCAATCCCAAACGTCATCCCATGACATGGATTCACCAAAATGATAAAGAATGCCTTGTAAAACTAAGCACTCGTAGTCAGTAAAAGTCCTCTCTCCATCGTCCCAAATATCAAATGGAGAATCATCTATATGGTACAAAAGCCCCAAGTTATCCAAGTCTAAGAAAAATTTAGTGACTGATTCCTTGGTGATTTTATTTATATTTGTGTATGGAATATTCATCTTTACCTCTCAAAAATTACAAAACGTGAACATCTAACAGTGCCATTGCTAAACATAGCGCAATGGGCAAAAAGCCAATAATTACAAGTAGAGCGGTGAGAATTTTGTCTAAGATTGTCATTGTCGTAATCTCCAATTAAGCGCCGTCCTTGGCGCGGGTTTATTAGATCAGTTCCAATTCCTTAACGATTGAACGAAGCGCGGTGTCAATATGCGTGTCGTCCATATAAGGGTATAAGTTATCGCATATCCAAGAAGATTTAATAGCGACATATAAACAATCCCAACGGAAGCGCTTATCTAAATCTTTAATCCTATCGTCAAATTTAAGCGCTTCCTTGTGCGCTAATAGCTTGTCCAGTGGTAGTGCCTCAATAGCGCTTTTTATGTACGTGTAATGTTCTGGTTTAATCTTCATGTTTTTTGTCTCCTATCGTGAGTAGTGAATAGGTCTCTCGTATCTTCCGGTATTGTCACGATAGATCGTTATGTACCTGCCATATTTTGTGCCGTCATCATATGTGTAAGAGAAGCTGTTATCGTATTCGATACCACCAAAACGTATAGCGTCCCATGTGTGCAATAGATTTTCAGATTCTAAAGCTTCGTTTAAAGTATTAAACCAGTTCATTTCAGCGTCTCCTTTGATTGTCTCGGTCACTATCGCCTCGACTTGGCATTAATCTTAACAAAAAAAAGATTTATAGCAAGCATTAATTAAAAAAAAATCAGGCTTTTTTGCATATGGCCATTAAGCCGTCTGTAAGCTTCATATAGCGATGAAAGCTACACCCTTCACGTTCGTATAGGTATAGGCCTTTTCGTTGCATATCCTGGTTTTTACTTAAAATTCAACTACTTACAGGATAGGATGTTTTGAGGACTGATAAATCTCGGTTGATAGAGTGATAGAGAGTCGATACCCGCTGATTCTTTACTTGATGAACCTATTCTATAGAGTGAACTAGTCAATTCTGAACTGGTATCACGTAGGCCTAGACAATGGCCCTTCAAGGTAAGCATAGTCAATGTAAATCGATACCCGCTGATTCCTTACCCTATCTAACCATACATATAAACATAGTAGAGAGAGATAGATAACTCTATCCCTAAGCCTATCTATACCCTTAGCCTATCCTCTACCTATAGCCTACTAATAACTCATTCAATCATTACCTATAGCCTACTGAAGCAGTGCTGCCCCAAATCGGAGACCGGCACAATACCCCTCTAAGCCTCAATAGGTAGTCCTAAGCCATTGATTTTGTTGGGTTTTCCCAGGCTTGGCGGGTGGGTTATTTTTACGTCTGTATGATCCTGGGTGTGTGTTTACAACCCACAAATTTCTAAAAACTAAAATAAACAGATGATTCCAACTAGCCTTTAACCGCAAAATAATTTTCAAAACTCAAAATAAACGTGTATGAAATGCCGGTCATAATTAAGTGTAATTACTGTTATAATGTGGTGAATTTTATCCAAAAACACGGGGTTTATAGATTATGGTTAACAGAGAAGCTGAGTCATTGATTGATTTAGATGAGGTCTTAAAGACGTATAGGTACGTTCCTGAGACTGGGTTCTTGTACTGGAGGGAAAAGGGACGGAAAAGGAATATGAATGCGCCTGTTGGAGGATTAAACACCAAAGGCTATCGAGTAATTTTAATGAGACAACGTCTCTATTTAGCGCACAGAGTCATTTGGTTTATGGTTCATGGAGAGTGGCCTAATCTAATTGACCATATTAACGGGAACAAAAATGACAATCGAATTGAGAATTTGCGGTCCGTGAATCAGGCTCAAAATCTTCAAAACAGGAAAATAAGCAAAAGAAACAAGAGCGGTTACACCGGAATTAATTTCAATAAAAAGCGCAATCGGTACTTGGTTAGCATCGGAAAAAAATCAGTTGGGTGGTTCAAAACTTTAGAGGAAGCTATTGAGGCTAGGAAGAAGGTTGAGCGGGAGTACTTTACTCATGCGCGTGTTTTGTGGTAATTAGTCAACCCATTACTTATTAACCTGTGTATGTAAGGACTGTTATGGCTACCACTGATTGGAGCAACATTAGGGCTGACTATGTGACTGGGCAGTTAAGTCTTCAGGACTTGGCTACTAAATGGCGTGTATCGTTTGATAACTTAAAGAAGAAGTGCCAGGGCGAGAAGTGGGTTCGTGAGAGGGATGCTTATCGGGCTAGAGTTTACAATGAGAGTGTGGCGCATAAGGGCAAAACGGCTGTTAACGAATTGATCGAGTTAAATGAGATTGACCTGATTATCTCTAAGGGTATTCGGGAGATGATTCGTTCTAAGTTGGATACAATGATCACGGCTCCTGACGAGCATTCGATTACGGACATGGCCACTTTGGCCAGATGTCATAAGGACGTTCAGTTTGTGGGACGTATGGCTACTGGCGCTGATACCACAACGGTTAAAGAAGGTGTGGCTAATAAGGATAAGCGTGATTACTCTGCTGACGAACTTAGAGAGCGCTTAAAAACATTGCGCGAACAAAGCAGAGAACTCCACTGAGCAGTAGCTCCACTGAGCAGTAGCTCCACTGAGCAGTAGCTCCACT